ATGTTATCAATCCATCCGCTACCGTGATTGTTTCCCCTGACCCCGCCGTAAAACTCCCAGTTGCCCCAGTTGTGACGACCGTTGCTATTTGGTCATCAACATATTTCTTTGTGGTTAGGTCGTTTGATACTGATGGCTCTTTGTTTTGAGATATATTCCCATCCCAGTTTATTCCGTCCTTACCTTTACCCGTCCATCCTCCCATAAGTATTTTTAAAAAAGAAACTATTTAAAATTATCGTGCTTGTGTTCCATTAAGAAGAACTACTGCTAATGGGTCTGTTAATTGAGTTGTTCCCATTTCACAAATCCTTACCCTTGTTCCCTTGAATGCTTCAACCTTTAAATCAGAACTCAACGCTACTGCTTCCTTCCATGTTGCACAAGTCTTTGGGACTACAACCAAAGCGTATGAAGCTGTTACTGAAGATGAGACTACTAGGTTTATGCCTGCTAATTTTCCCACGTGTCCATTGTTAGCCATACTCTCCCCGACCGAAGGGAATTGTGCCCCTTTCTCTGCAAGGTAGTTTACAATACTTCTATGGTCTCTTTCCGAGATGAAACAAATTAGGTTTGATGTGTCATAATACGCTTCACCGATTAACTGCTTTGCATTCATTAGGTCATCAATTATCTGTGCACTTGAACCACTCCACCATTCTGTTGCCCCAATAGTAACCCCTTGAATAGCTGAAGCTGCCTGTCCTTCTGAAAGAATATCCCATATCTCATCGTCTACCGCCTTAACTACTCCCTCTGTCAATTTGAAAAGAGTTCTCTTTTGAACATTGATGTCATTTGTGATTATATCTTCATAATGGATAAAGTCCTCAAGCCCATACTTCTCTATGTATGCTGCCACTTCACTCCATGTTACTACTGATTGTGGAAATGCTGCGCCTCTTGGAATTCCCTTTGTTGCGTTCCCAGTTTTCCCTGCGAGAATATCTGTGCTTTCTCTAAAAAATGTGTTCTTCCATGCGTTTGTTTTAGAAACCGTGCAAGCCTGTTTGAATTTGTATTTTCGTGAAGCCACTTGCTTTATTACACTATCAACTAATTCCTTCCTTAGACCTGATGTCCCAACCTCTTCTGCCATTTTATTTTTTCTTCTCCTTTGGTTTATCTTCTACTGGCTCATCAACTTTAAACCCAGCTTCCTTTAATGCAACCTTCTGTTCTTCTGGTTTCATCTTGTGTAAATTTCCTATACTCATAATTGTAACCTCACATTTACTACTTCGCCTGTTGATGCAGTTTCCAAAGCATATCCGCCTACTGCTGAACCTATGATTGTGTTTGCTGCAACTTCAACTTGGTTCGCTACCGTTGAAGTCTTGAATGGGTGCCCTGCTGTTAGTGTTCCCGATGCCGTTGCTTCAAACACTCCATTAGTCCATGCTGAAATAGATGTTGACAAATCAGTTGCGCTCTTGTCCATTGCTGCAACTCCCGCGATATATCCACCTGCTGAGGTTGCATGAGCTGCCGCAGTTCTTTCTGCTCCAATTATTAAAAGTGTTCCCTTAGAAATTGCAACTCCCGAGGCAACGGTGTATCTCCTTGGGTCTCCATCATTATTTTGTCCGTAGAGTTCAACCTTCGTCCATTCGTTTGCCATGCACTAAGGTCACCTTAGTTCATATATAAATCTTTCGCTTTATAGAAGTTCTTGGATAAATGTCTTATCGTTGACTGGGTCGTGCATATCTCCAACTTTGTCGTCTTTAATCCCTATTAGATGTACGCTGACCTTCGCTCCTGTCAAATCACTCAACCCTCTTTCTCTATCTCCCATCATTATTGACGGCGGGATTAATTTCGCCTCTTTAAATGCCTTCTTAGGTATTTTCTTTAATCCTATCATCATCCTCAATACTCCCAACTTCAATCCAAGACTAAACTTTCTGTCAGAAACACCTATACTCTTATAGTCTTTAATTCCTATTATACTTAAAACTTCTGCGAGGGCTTCCTTTGGAAATATCCACTCCCATGTTCCGATGACGGATTCCCTTAAACCACCTTGCACCAAAACAATCTCCTCTTTCATTGTCTCTTTATTAATTCTTCTCCATTTGAAAAATTGTCCCTGTGCCAAACATCTCCACAGATTGACTTGTTCCGGTAATCCTCTTAGAAAAAATTGTAGGTGCATTATTTCCTACCTAGATTCTTAATTAACGTCTTCGCTGTAATTAGGTTTACCATTGCTTGCTTCTTCGCTTCTTCAAATCTTTTAATAGCGAGTTCTTCTTGATGAACTACTTGTTTACAATTAGCTTTAATCAATCTAATATCTTCCCGAGATAAACCATCACTTCTCTTCTTCCAAAAATGCATTTGTTTCCTCCTCGAGTTTTTCCTCGTTTGTCTTTTGACTTTCTTCCCCTGCATCGCTTTCCCCACCTATTGCCATCTTAGCCCTCAACTCTTCTTTTCTTAAAAGTTCTGCCTCAACATCATCATTGGCTTTCTTCAATTCAGCGAGGTCATTCTTAACTTTATCAACCTCAGATTTCTCCGGTTCCTTAACTTCTTCTACCATGTTAATATGATGTGTGTGTTCTTTATAAACTTTCCTATATTGTGAGTTCCAACTCATCAGCTTCCGAGTATTTCCCTTCCCTTCTTAATCTCCAAACTTCCTGCATAATTTGCCTCTCCCTATCTTCCCCGGCTTTTTTCTCTGTGGCAATATTCTCGTAGTATTCAGATTCTGTTTGTTTCTCTAATTCCTCAGTAGCTTTTCTTTCCTCTCCGGCCTTTTTGTAATAATCTTCTGACTCACTTCTTTCTTCCTCGGTTCTTTGTTTTGCCTCTTCTCTTTTGTCTTCAAAATATTTCTCATCCTCTTCCCTATATCCCAACTCCCTCTCTCGTGCCTGTTCATCTGATAATCTTCTCTCTGCTTGGAATGGAGTCTCTCCGGTATCTTCTTCGAGTTGCGCTGCTTCCCTTCTTTTATCTAAACTTTTCTGGTCAAGGGCGTTCTTCGTCGCCGCTGCCTTATAGAATGATACGAGTTGTTTGACTACATTAGCAAAAGGGACGGCTGCAATTAGTTTTTCCCATGCGGCAGGGTCGAGGATTTTGTTTACTTCGTCTATTGCTTCCTGTTCTCCTTCTAAGTTCCCCGAGTTCTTTGCTGACAATACCCCGAAGCTTAGAGTTTGTAGGGATTCCTCTTTTATGAATCCGGCAAAAGGATAAGACCCGATGATTGCTATTAGTGCCGATGCTCCCCCAATTTTAGAAATTAATGATTTTGTTAGGGCGACTGATTTTATGTTTGTCCCAAACCTCGCAGCAGTCACTCCCCTCGCTCCCTTCCCCATCTCTACTAATTTCCCTACTATTGCTTTGTTTTGTAATGATGTCCTTATGCTTCCCATTGTTGCAGATGAGACTTTTATTGATTTTGCTGCGTTTCCCAAAAATGCAGCTCCTCCTAAAAAAGCCGCTGCTCCAACTGCGACCCCTGTTCCTACCGCTAAGGTTGTTTTCAAAACCCCTTCCGCGGTTTTCCTTGCCTCATCTTTTTCCTCCGGTTGATTCAAAACTATTCTCCCCTGCTCGTCCTTCTCCCCTGTTGGTGTTTTATCAAATCCTAATTTCACAGGTTCAGCTAAGGGTTTTTTAGCTTTCCCTTTTCCTTCATCAACTTTTATCGTCGCTGCCTTCTTAGTCTGTCCCTTCTCAATCAGCCTTTTCTTTCTCTTCTTCTCTTCTCTTTCGTGCCTTACTGCCTGCTTGTCTCGATGTAGTTGTGCTTTTGATACCATCACTTCACCCTCTCCTTAATTAAAATCGTTAAGTCAGTTATTGCCCTTGTTAATTCCTTTAAAGTCTTCCCTCTCTCAATTAACAAATAAACCGTGACTGCTATCGGAAACCCCAAGCTACCCACTAATCCTATAATTTCATTCTCCATCATTGTCCCTCCCCCGCTGTTGTTTCAGAAGAGTCAATATTCTGAGGTCCATCTTTTGCCTTATCACTTAATAATTCATTATCTAGTGATGCTGGGAATTCTAACTCTATAACAATATTTAATTGCCCTAAGACCTGCTCCTCAATAAAAAGTTGTTCTTCCTCAACATTCTGTTGCCAAGCCAAATAAGCTATCTTTGCCGAGGCCTCCGTAAATTCACCACTCCCACCCAGTATAATTTGAGGTGTTCCAACCGCTTCATAGAAGTAGTCCCCTTGGTCTGAAATCCATGCCTTCGGGTCTAAGGTAGAGTTAGGGGCTACTGCCAATAACTCACTCTCAGAAACATCAAAGGGTTCGTAGATATTATCCCCGGCCGATGTTGCTGCATCCATCTTTGATTTATACGCTGCGATTTCCGTTGGGTCATCCGTCTTTAGTTTGAATTTCCATTGTGGCATGACAAACCTATGCATGACTTTTTTGTAGTCTGTGATTGATTCGTTTCTCGCAAGTATGATATTCTCGATTGGGTCTATTACTGAGTTTCCATGAATCTCGTCGCAGATTCTATTTCGGCAGAGGTGAAAGATTCTCTCGGGTTCAAACCTGTTGTTATTTCCATCATTAATTTTCTCATATCTTTTTATTATCCCCTTCTTCGTTGTCACAATTTTCATACTTCCGGTATTGAGAGGTTTAAGATTTATCAAATTCCCTTCCTCGTCCCTGATTATCTCACAAAAGGCATCTCCTCCGATGTAGTAGGTTCTTATCATGTTCTCGAGAATTGTGTTGAAGGAGTCCATCCCATTCCCTCTTATTGTGTCGAGTAATATTGTTGTGACTTCATCCGCCTTAAATCCTTTCCCTATAGTCCATGTTGCCTTTGCGTTTATTGCGGCGTTGAGTTCTGCAATATGTTTAAAGTAGCCAAGATGGTCTTTCCATTTTGAGAAATAGTGATAGTTTTCCTTTGAGTCTTGTGGTGAGTCGAGTGTTTCAGAAGCAACACTATAATCTTCTAACTCGTTTTCCTGCGCCCCTGCGACCATGCTACTTATTTTATTATCTGCCATCAGTCCAACAAACTCCTTAATGTTAAAACATCCATTCTCTCAGCTTCGAGGCCTATTGCGAATCCCATTGATTTACTTTGCTCCCCCATATCAAAACCCAAGTGCTCAACTCTCCCTAAGAGTCGTCCCCACTTCCCTACCCTGTTGTGTTTATCAACGACAACATACACATCTTCTCCTAATATTTGCTCTTCTAAGAATTTCTGTGATGCAATTCCCCCTTCCTCATTCAACTCTGCCGCCATTAAATTTGACATCCGGATAGGAAAACTAAAATCTCTAAAGTCGCACGTCACCCTTATAGTGTCTCCGTCGTGGACTCCCTCAACCCTCGCATCAAAACTCTCCATAATTTGCTCATGGGGGCTATCAAAATAATACATCTGCATTTGGGAGTTCGTGAGTTCCGGGTAGTTTTTAAAATCGTGTGCCATTATCGAACCCTCATTATCCAAACCACTGTGTAGAATGGAGGTCTATTTTCTGTTGAATTCGTTGTTGCTGTATGCCTTTGGAATGATAATCCTCCTCCTGTTGTTGAAGAGCCCTCGATAAGATTTGCAGCTCCCCCCTGTGTCCCTATGGTAATGTCTGACGTTCTATTTGTTGCTGAGCCTGATGTGTTAAGTGTATGAACATTTGTCGCAGTCCCGCCAGTTGCTCCCGATGTTGTCTGACCTTCTAAAAATTCCCCCCCGTTTAAATCGGGAAGAGTGACCCCGTTAAGAGAACTCTGAGCATCAACTAAAACAGACCCATCACACTCAACCCAACCCTCCGCAAGATTAGGCACTCCCGATAAAGTCTTTGCCCATGCCAAAATAGTCCCGACCGGTGCATCCCCAATACTTCGGCTTTCTTTCTCGACTAACGTCGTCCCTGTTAAGAGTGTGTCTGCCATTATACCGTTTGGGTCTTCATCCACGTGACCGTCGCTTGATTTTTAATTAGTCCGATACATTGAATAAACCTCGCCCAACAGGTATTAACAATATTCTCATTTGCTCTCTGACTTGCATATCCAGCAGGGTCTCCTATGGCAATAAAATAGCCCACATAGTTCGATTCTATTTCTGTGAGTAATCCTGTGGCTGCTGTCTCGTATAATGCAAAATTTGTGCTCCAATCATATCTAGTCAGACTATTAACAAAACCCTCGATTTCTTTGCATAATTGATTGATATATGCCTCAGAAGCGACCGTTGTTGAGTAACCTGTGCCCGGTTTAGTCTTACATTCATCCTCCGTCGCAAATTTCCCCGTGTGAGCCATTGATTTAACAGAAGGCCATGATATTTAAACCTTTTTGTTCGGTGAGGTATTGTGCCCTAATGTATGCTTCTGTGAGGTGGGTTCTTTTACCAAAAATAATCTCTTTCTTCGTCTCTTCGTTGATTTCGATTTGAATGCACCCCAAACTCTCAATTAACTCTTTATCGTCGTGGAATTTAACTAAACCCTGTTCCATCCGCATTCTTAGGTTCCAATACATATCATTCTTCAGTAAAATCTTAGTTCCTCCATCCTTATCAACAACCTTCTTTGAATTGTTCAACCCCACAACCCTTCTCTTTAATTTGTTTTCTTTGAGCATATAATCGAGGATTGGTGCACCCAGTCCCCCCGAATCAATACCGATGTTCTTGTAGTGAAATTTATTATTGAGAGCCTTTATTCTATTAACCGTTTCCCATGCCTTTACATCTTCTGTGATTCCTGTTTCTATGACTTCTGTGTGCCCTTTGTGCTCCTTAATAGTAACAAAAGCATTCGGGTCTATCCCATGCCCCGCTAAGTCTACACCAAGATAATACCCCACAGCAGAAACGGGCACAACCCCGACCTCCGAAGAGGACTGGGGGATAATGCAAGAGTTAATTAAGTCTTCTGAGAAGAAGGCCTGTAGTGAGTCTAAAAATTCAGCTTCGTATTCCTGCATGAATTGGAGTTTGGTCATTCGTTTTTTTTCGGATTTCAGAAACTCCTCAGTAATACGAGGGCAAGATGAAGATAACACGTGGAAAGTTGTAAACTCATCAGAAAAGAAACAATCGTAGAAGAATCCCTTATTGCCTTTTGGGGTTGAGAGAAGGTCGATAGTCCCCCCAGTCGTGGCAAGCATCGGTCGCACAGCGACAAATACCTCTTCAGGCACGTAGTGAGCCTCATCCACCACCAATTTATGAATCGCATAATTTCTTAATCCATATCCTGTCCTTCCACAAGGGAGGGCGATGATTTTAGAGCCATTTGTGAGTTCGATTTTGTGCATTGTGGGGTTTCCTTTGATATTGTTTTTGGCGAGGGTAACAATGTGGCTCTTAACTTTTTCAAAGAGTTCGACAGATTGTCTATCCACTGCTCCGATAATAAGAGTCTGTGTTTTTGGATTGAGAAGCGCAAAGAGGGCGACCCGCAATGATTCCGCAAAGCTTTTCCCAGATTGTCTACCCGCGCGAACAGCCGTGTTTCCTTCCGTGTTAATGTAGTTCTTTTGCCAGTCATCTAATTTTATCCCAAGTTTTAGTTCCGCGAAGTCCACCGCACTCGGAGCATTCCATAAGTTCGTGGCCTTTTCTCCATTCCCCGAGTATTTGTTCCGTAAATCTTTGAGCTCTGAGGAAGGCTTTGATAGTTCGCATTTCTGCTTTAAGTTTTCCTCGTTCTTCCAAAAGTCTTTTGAGTTCTTCTTCATTGGTCATAATTCTCTTTTGCATAATTTAATTTTTCTTCATATGATTTTTTACTAAACATCATCATTGCCGCAAAAGGATATTTCTTTGCCCAGATTCCCATCTTTCTATCGTGTTCTTCTTGCGCCCATTCAGTTATCATTGTCTAACATTATATCAAGATATTCTCGTGCCGTTCTGTGAGAAATTCCCCATCTCTTCATCAATTTAATTATAATTTTCTTATCGTCGGTGTGCACTAATAAATCCATACTCTCTTTTATTTTTTGTTCTCTATTCATATATTTGTGTGTGTGTCCTAGTATTTAAACCTATCTATCACTCTCGACAGTCTCTCAATAACCACCCCCCCTAACGCATTCGCAACTGACGCCAGTCTCGACGGTGAAGGGGAAAAAGGCCGGGCTTTTTAGTAGTATGCTTCATCGTTGTAAACCATCCATCACACACACAATTTAATAAGGATAAACACTAATCATAATGCAACGGGGGGGTTTTGAAGGAGCCACCGATTTACGAACATCATACATTATAACATTTTGGAATACCCATAGAACTAACATTCTCAAGCACAGAAGCTCTCTGTTTGTTGGTTTTCATTTTATTACTAAACACTCTTTGTATTTAAGCGAGTGTTTGTATTGGGGAGTAGTATCTATAACTAATGAGTAGTAACAATATCATAGGATTTCTCTGGAGTCCTACCTACACACAAACAAAACAAAACCCAACAATCGCATAATACATATTCATAGATGCTTAGCCGTCGGGGGGCGGCGAGCATAGCGAGCCGCGGGGGCTCGAGCCTTGCGAAGAGCCGGGGGGTCTCCCTTGAGGGAGAGGGAGAGGGTGGCACATTCCCTTAACCTTAGAGCAATAGCGTAGCTTGCGATGGCTTGCTAGCTTGCCAGCGTGAAGCTGGCTATGTATTAAGCCTGCAAGCCTAAGAGCTTAGCTCGCGTAAGCGAGTGGCTCTTACGCTTGCTTGCGCTATTGTTTCCACAACAAAGCTGGAGTGGAAGTGTAGGTAGAAGTCTATGACTTCTAATGCAGCTAACTACTTAAGCTTATCGTTGTGGAGAGTGCCTATACCTACGTATTTCACTCAGTCTCCATAGGAAGTGAAGGTTAGCCTACCTCTGTTTCCACTGGAGAATTAAGAGGTGATGGTCTTAGCCCCATGCTTAACCAAGTGAGCAACACCCTCATCATCAACGCCTAAGTCCCAATAGATGCCATACTTAATGATAGTGAGGAATATTGTTTGAGTGTTTTCTTCCATGAAATGGAGGAAGAACACGCGAGTATTCCGTCCAAAGCTGGCCTTGATTATCCATACTTCTCCACACATTCAGCGCATCTCTCGAAGTAAGGGTCTTCGTCTGTCTTAGGCCTTAGCTTCTTCATACACTTCCCGCAGTATACCCATTTTTCTTCCATGATTATGATAAATATAATGATAAGACTACTGCTAGCCAACCTAATTGATTAATCCCTATTAATATCCAGTCTGTGATTTCCATGATTATAAACTTGGAGCCCCGAAGGGCTCCTTGCCTCGTCTTTCTGAGTGTCCGGTACGCTATCCTTCTGAGATAACTTGACGACGCGTGCATATTGTTATATGATATCATATAACTATTACCCTAACAAATTAAAGGTCTTTATTAAATTTATACACTTCTTTCCATTTCCCTTTTCCGACGCAGACTTGTATTCTGTCTATTCTTTTGCCGTTTGGGATCCCCCATACTTCTTCCGCCTCGTACTTCGAGGAAAATGGCATGCTCGCCATCGCAAGAACTTTCTTTCCCGCTTTGACAACTTTCTCAACGGCTTCATTCATCGAGTTCTTTCAAATAGAAACGGTATGATTCCACAATATCCAAAGGCTTCGGACTAGGACAATTCCTATACTCAACCTTCAACATACATTGAGCAATAATGGAATGGTCTCTTGATGGTATTGGCTTTGAGTCTACTACTCCCATTGTTGCTATTCCTACACATTCATCTTGATTTGAGCCATCAGTAGTCATATATTTCTGTCCCTTGACCGCACTATTAAAGTCTATCTTCGTAATGTTTGTATACTCTCCCTTCTTCACAATCAGAACATCGATA